CGGGGTCCGCGGTGAGGTTCCCGACCAGAGTCAGTACGGTCTCACCGGACATCAGCTGCGCTCCCTCATGCGGTGGTGGGCGAGGCGGCGCCCCAGGACGACCACGACCGCGACGATGACGGCGACGCTCATGCCTTCTCGTCCTTCTCTGTCTCCTCCTTGCCCTCAGCCTTGCTGTCCTTGTCCTCAGCGCCGGCGGCGTGGAGAAACTCCCAGACGGCGGCCGCCAGCGCTCGCTCCGGCGCCGGACTTTTGGTCGTGATCTTGCGGTGCGCGTCGCGGAGGTACTCGATGTCGGCCTCCGGGACGCAGACCACGTCCTCAACGAGCCGACACACGGTCGTCGATAGCGGAACCTCGGCGATTAGGTCCTTCCTGGAGTAGAGGCGGATCCGGGTGGACTTGCCCATCATGAGTAAGTTGTTCGCTGTGGCATCGATCTCGGCGATGCGGGTGATCTTCTCGGGGACTCCTCCGGCGAGGACGGTGTCGCCGGGGCGGACCTCGGTAGCGCTGATGGTTTCGATGGTGAAGGTGGACATGAAGGTCTCCTTGTCTGGTCAGTCGGAGCACCGGCACTCGCCGGTGAGGGGGTTGATGGGGCGTCCGCAGGAGAAGCAGAGGTTCTCCGTCGGGGGCCGGTAGTCGAAACGGTGGCGCGGTCGACGTCGAGGAACCGCTTTGGGTGTCGGAGCGGCTTTGGTGGGGGAGAGGGGCTGCTCGACGGTGACGGCAGCCTTTTCCTCGCCAGTAGGGCTGCCTTCGTCCTTGGTTGGGGTGGTGCAGCTCTTGCACTCACCGGCGCGTCCGTAGGGGACGGTCGAGGCCGGCCAGCCGTTGGTGATGCCCTCACTGGGGCGCATGACGGCGCCGCAGGAGCGGCAGTGGACCTGGCCGGAGGAGAAGTCGATCAGGGCATGACGGGCGCGACGGCCTGTGCTGGTGGGCACGAGGTCCTCCTTTCGATGTGGGGGTAGTCGGAGCGGGCCAGCAGGCCCAGGGTGTGGTTGACTGCCCGGTCGTGGTCCTTGCAGTGGACGATGTGGTCTACCTGGCCGTTGGCGATCACCTCGCCGGTGCGGTGATCCAGGGACCTGACGGTGTCGCCGACACGGATCTCGTAGAAGGTCACCGGCGCCCAGGTGGTGCTCATGAGATGCCTCCCCGGTCGTAGAGGGAGAGGTGGAACTCGTAGACGGGCTGGGCCAGACGCTTCTTGGTGACCTCCGGGCGGCGGCGCAGGTCGGGGCCGAGCAGGTGCTTGGCGTCGTCGTCGGGCAGGATGCCGGCGTCGACCAGGCCGTCGATGATGGGTTTGACCGTGGCCATGTAGTTGTGGGGGTCACGCCGACGGCGGTCGGGGAAGGCAATCTCCACCACCAAACGGGCTCGCTCAAGGCTCGGCGCATGAGAGAACTTCGCGGTCTGTTCAGCGAGCTGACGGATGGTTCTGCGCTTGGAGGCGGCCTTCGACCAGTGGTTCCGATCATTGAGGTTCAGTACGTCGCTGGCTGCCAGACGGATCACCGCTTCCCAGACTGGTGCTGGGCTCATGAGACCACCTCCTGCACCTGGCTTGTGGGGGCCGGCTTGAGTGGGCCGAAGTCGACCCTGATGCCGTTGTCGCGCAGCCACTGCCCCATGGAGTCACCGTCCCGGACACGTCCCTGGATCGCGTCCGCCAGGAGCCTGAGGAAGGCGAATGCCTGGGCGGCCTCGCAGGTCTTGGTGGCCACGACGTCGGAGCGCGAGGAGGCGTCGATGGACTGTGCGGGAGCGGTCAGGGTCGCCTCGATGCCGTCCTGGTGGTCGAGCTCGACGCGGATGGCAATCCTCATGCCGCGTCACCCCCGAACGGGACTTCGTCGTCGGTGAGGTAGCGGGTGATGAGGTCTGGGCGGTGGCCCTGCCAGGAGGTGATGATCCGCCCCGACCCCGGAGCCCGCAGAACGACCGCCGGCGTGGTGGTGATTCCCCGGGAGAGCAGCAGGCTCTGGTGGCTCTCGGCGGACATCTCGGTGAACGTGACGCCCTCCTCGCCCAGGAGGCGGGTGGTCGCACGGCACGCCTCATGCCCCTGGGCGGTGTAGACCTCGACCAGGACCAGCCCGTTGGCTGGCGAGGCGTGGCCGGCCACGAGGTCCAGGGCGGTCAGCTCACCGTCCTGCTGCCGGTCATACCAGGCCGGCGCGTCGCTGATGCCGGCGACACCGGCCATCGGTGTGCGCAGGGTGCGGGCGGTGAACTGGACTCCCTGGTCGGTGAGCTCGTCGATACCGTCACGGTCCAGGTCGTCGCCGTCGAGGTAGCTGGTGATGATCTTCAGGATCTGGGAGACCACGCGGACCTCACGGCGCTGGCCTGCGACGACGTCGTCCCGGCTGGTCGTGTCAACGCTGGGTGCCGGCGCGGTCGCGGTCATCTCCATGCCCTCGGACAGGTCGGCGTCAATGCTCAGGTGGACCCTCATGCCGCGTCACCCCCGAACGGGCCCTCAGCGCCCTCGTCGCCCTCGGCGTCCTTGGTGTTCCCGGAGGTCTCGGTGGTGCTGGTTTGGGTGCGGATCCAGTGCTGGATCTCGGTGACCAGGGCGTGCTCGGCCTCGCGGGCAGGCTCTCCGCCGGGTGGGGTGCCATCCAGGAGAAGGTCCATGAGGGCCTCAACAGCGGGGCCGTCGCAGGCGGGCACGCCCAGGGACGCCTCGCTGGTGCCGTAGGCGTCGCCGGTGGCCAGGACGGTCAGGCCCATCAGGGACTCCAGCGCCCCGGAGGCCACCAGCAGGTGGCCGGTGGCGGTGGCCACCAGGGGCAGGCCGCCCAGGGCGGTGGCCGTGGCCTTCCAGGCAGCGAGCTGGTCCTCAGGGATCAGGAAGGAGGCCTCCTGGGCGATCGGCTCGGCGCACACGCGCAGCACAGCCGCAACACCGTCGACGCGGTCCAGGCCGCTCTCGTCGAAGTACTCGCCCTGGGCGCGGATACGGATGGTGCGGCCCTCCAGGAGCCCGTCGACGTCGGTGGCCTGCAGGGTCTGGGCGGTGATGTCAAGGCGCAGGCGATCGGTACCGGTGGACTTGAACACCTGGGTGATGACCTTCAGCGCAGGAGCGGTGAAGTCCAATCCCTCGGTCGTGTCCCTCTCGGTGTCCAGCTCGGTGGGGTCGTCGACCTCCAGCAGCGGGACCAGCGCGACCGCCGCCCGCTGCCGATTGGTCGCAATGAGGGCCAGGCGCATGCGCTCGGCGTCGGCGACCACGCGGACGCGCTCCACCCCGCCGCCGTCCTTCTCCTTGCCCACGTGCGGGGTAACCGCCTTGATCGCTGCGGTCAGGTCCTCTGCCCGGCACACGGCCGATACCGTGGCCCTCAGCCCCGGTGCCATTGTTGGTGTCATGACTGGCCCTCCTCGGCCTGGTCCGTCCTGGTGGTCTTGGTAGTGGGTTTGGTGCCGGGGACCTGGTGCAGGTCGCTGGCGTCGGTGGCGTCCTCGACGTCCTGGCAGTAGCTGGCCTCGACGTCGGAGAGGGTGTAGCCGAGCTGTTCGAGGAAGCGCAGGTGCAGGCGGGTCATCATGGCGGACACGCCCCGGGTGTCGGTCCAGGTGTCCTTCTCGATGGAGCCCTCCATCGCTGCCAGCGCGAAGGTCAGCAGGGCCACCTCAGCGGCAGGCGCCGTCGGCAGCACCGCCCTCAGCGAGGGCAGGTCGCAGGCCAGCCGCTCCCTGCCCTTCTCCAGGGCGGTGGACGACACACTCATGTGGGTCCAGCGCAGCACCGGGAAGAGGTACAGCGGCAGCCTGGAGCGCCAGGCCACCGCCGGGAGGCGGGTGCCCGAGGTCAGCAGCCGGTCTTGGATCCACTGGCGGCGCACGCCGTTGGCGGCGTCCATGGCCTTGTTGCGGCGGATCTTCTCCGCCCTGGCCTTGCGCTGCTCCTCCTCCATGGGCCCTGAGGTCGCCCCGGAGGTGTTGCGGGCCCACCGGTTGCGGTGCCCGTGGGCCTTCCAGTCGGTGCACCACAAGACGACCCGCGTCCCGGTGACCTTGCGCTGGCTGCCCTCCCAGGTGAGGTCGGGGTACAGCACGGCGGCGTGGCCGGGGCAGGAGGAGTGCGTCGCCTCGGTCAGGACCTCACCGTGGTCGTCGACCAGGGAGTCCAGGCGCTGACCACTGTCGTAGAGGGACTTGTCCCTGGCCTCCTCAATGACCCGGATCCCCTGGGCCTCGAGCTCGGCGCGCTTGTCGGCCAGGAGCCGTTCCTCCTCGGCCTCGGCACGAGCCCGGGCGACGATGTGCTCGACCTGCTCGGGCCGCTCGATCGCATCGGCGACGGCCTTGGCCACCACCGGTGAGTCCTCCACGGCGTCGGTGGCGAGCTCAGCCAGGTGACCGAGCCCCACCAGGTCGATCTGCGGGCGCTCGACGGCGGCCTGGCGTACGGCCTGCGGGGCGCTTGCCACGGCCCTGGCGGCCGCGACCTCCTCACCCCGGATACCCCGCCTGCGCAGGTCCTGGGCAGGTACGCCCAGGAGCACGAGCTGCTGGATCGCGTCGGCCCGCTCCGCGCTGTTGCAGTGCTCGGCCTCGTCATTGACCATCAGCTGGCTGGCGATCCGCTCGGCCTCGTCATCGACCCGCACCACCCGCACTGGCACACTCTCCAGGTGCAGGGTCAGGGCTGCGTCCAGGCGGCGGTGGCCGTCCAGGACGACCAGGCCCGTCAAGGTCACGTAGACGTCGATGTCCTTGACCACGCCGTGAGCGCGGACCGTCTCCAGGAAGCCCTTGCCCGCCCGCAGGTCACGGCGCACGTTCTCCCCGGCCTGCAGGTACTCGGGGTTGACCAGGTAGCGGGCCCCCTCCACAACATGGTCCAGAGGGTGGGTGGCCTCCTGGCGGGACAGAACCCTGAGCCCGCGCTCCACCACGGCCGGCAAAGTGGGCACCGGCGGGGTCAGACCCACGTCTCGGCAGGTCTGCGCCAGGCCGGCGATCCCGTAGACAGCCGGGCTGTTAGGGGTCGCGGGGCGCTCCACGCCCACCCAGCCGGCCGCCTCCAATCGGTCCAGCACCCGGCGCAAGGTCCGACGGTCCAGCCCGGTGCTCTGGGCCAGCACCGCCTGGGAGACCTCCACCGCCGGCTCCCCGCCGGCCGCATCAAGCAGCGCGAACACCACCAGGCGGGCCTGCTCGTCGTCGACGCCGATCACCGGCCGCTCCACTGTCGTAGTCATGAGAAAAGTCCTTCCTGAACACTGGTCCTGCGCTGCCTGGCGCGCACCCGCGCGCCCTCCTCGAGCCACCTCGACGACACCGACTCCGTGTCACCGACCAACCTCATTGGCCCAGTCAGCTCACGCGCCGCCCACAGCACATGGGCCTCCACCTGAGGGGCCACCCGCCCGGCTTCAGCCAGGCAGGACGCCACCGCCTGCGTCGACCCCGACACGGCGGACGCAATCACCGCCACCGTCAACCGCAACGCCTCCGACTGCTGCAAAGGCGTCAACGCCTGCCACAGATCCCGACGCCGCCCCGACTGCACATTCCCGCTCACGCCGCCACCGCCATCCGTGCCGCTCGTGGGAACTGGCGAAGAGGAATGTCTCGGACGCGGAAGACCGCCGAGATGAACGGGTTCTGGCCGTGATGAACCGTAAGTACCGCCCGTCTCATCACCCGGTACCTGAGGCGCTCCAATTCCGTTCGTGCCCAGCGCTCCAGATCCCGCTTCTCCCGCCCGAGCCAAGTACCTTCAGCCGGCAGCGGCCAGAACACCACCGCCGCAGAGCCCCGGATCGTCATCTCAGGGCTCCCCCAACGGGTGCGCAGCCGCTCGGAGAGACGTTCCTCGGCGATGTCGACCTGCCAGTGCTTGAAGCACATGCCATGGCCCTTGTGCTGCACGGTGTTCGCCCACTCGTCTTCGGCGCGCTGGTTGTTGGGGCGCAGCATGGTGGTGCAGCCCCGGGCGACGCACTGGACCGGGCCGTGGGACCAGTCGATCTTCGCAGGCTTCCGCCGGCTCATGCCGCCACCCCCGATGGGTCATCCAAGCCAGCAGTCTCAACAGAGTTGGTGTCACCGCTGTCAGGGTCCTCCCACCAGGGGTGCACGCCAGCTTCTGGCGAGAGCTCCAGCAGGACCACGCCGAGGCCGGTTGCGATGACCCCGGGGATCGCCAAGCCTGAGTAGACCCATGCCCGGGTCAGGCATACCACCAGGTTCCCCAGGACCAACAAGGCCCCCAGCGCCAGCAGGACAGCGCCCCACCGAGCCTGCCGAGACGACAGGGACGGCACCGGGATGCTTCCGCGCTCCTCGGCCAGGATGTCGAGAATGCTCACCTCGTGGTACTCCCAGTGCGGACGCAGGGCCCTACGAACAGACGCGGCCATAGCCGACAAACGGGACCGACGCTGGTGACGCGGCGTGTAACGGGTTTCCATGGGTATACTCCTTCGCGGATTCATTGGCTGATTCCTTCGCCCCGTCGCTGACGCACACAGCGCGGGGCGCCCTCTTGTCATGGCAGATGCGCGCAGTCATTCGCGCAGTTCGCAGCTCAGACCGTGGGCCGCTTCTCGCTCAGGTCGCTCAGGTCAGGCGGGTCAAGCCCGAGTCGCGTGAACTCTGAGAGCGGGATCCTCACGTTCCTCCCGAGCCTCACCACATGCAGGTCGCCTTTGGCGATGAGAGACCGCACCGTCGTCAAGCTCAAGTCGGCGGCTGCGGCGAAGTGAGCGGCGGTGATGTTCGTGGGCTTCAACGGGAGCACCTCCCAGCGGGCAGAGCCCTACGGTCGATGCCGACGGAGCCATCAGAGGCCTCCTCGGTAGACTTGCCAGCACCATCCACTGGCGGCCGCCACGGTTCCCCACCCTGAGCGCCGTCACCCTTTACCCGGGAGAAGCCATGAGCAGCATCGATCCTGGCCTCATCATCAATATCGTCAGCGGAACCGCTGGCATCGGGGGACTGCTCCTTGCGGGCCTCGCGAACAAGCGAGCGAAGGAGGCGAACCGCCTCACCGAGAAGGCCAACGACGTCGCTGCGAAGAGTCTTGCCGAGGCCCAGGAGGCAAACCGCGTCGCCCAGGAGGGCAACCGCATAGCTAGCGACGCGAACACGGTCGCTGAGCGGGCGCTGGCCGCCACTACGGACCACATCCAGTACCGCTGGAAAATCGAGATCGAGGGTGAACCTCCCGCCGTCACCGTCGTCAATGACAGCGCACACACTGCGGCGCACGTGACCGTCTGCGTCGACAACGGACACGAAGTCGTAGCGACAAGCAGCGCCGACACTGTGCCCGGACTCAGCAAGCTCCCCCTCGGCCTCGAGGGCACGCTCCAGGAACACATCAAACGCAGCCGCAAGCACCAAACCACGTACGACAGTGGCGACTTCGTCGCCATCCGAAGCTTCTACCGTTTCGGCCTGCGGTTCACCATCACTGCTGAGACCGACTCCGGGGTGCCGCACAGCGACGTCTTCGAGCAGCGCTTCTCCATAAGCCAAGGCAAGATCAAGGTCTCCCGCAAGACGACCTGACGCCTCGGGACCCAACACGGACGATCCCATCCCGCGGGTGGAGTAGTCGATGAGGTCCTCCTCGGACCATCCAGTCACGTCAGGCATCACTCAGCCTCCTCTACGGAGGTGGCCGCCGACGGCGAAGCCACGAGCACGGGAGCCATGGCTCGCGAACGTGACGACGTGTTGAAGAACCGCTCTTCCGCATCGGCGGTGAGTGCGGAAGCGGTGAGGCCAAGGTGCTCGGCGACGACGGCAAGCTCGGCCGGGGAGAAGGCCACCTGTCCACGGCATTTACGGCCGAATACGTTGGGATGCATACCGATCTCAGAAGCCATCTCCCCTTGGCTGATGCGGGCACGTCCGAGCTCGGCGCGGACAACGCCCGAGACCTCCTGGTCGAGAGTGGTGAACCGAATTGGGTTTGGGGACATGGCAATATGATGGAACCCAATTCGGTTCTCGTCAAACCCACTTCGGTTGCGCTTCGGTAACGACTGTGTCACTGTGGAGCCATGGCACGTGCAAAGCAGCTCAGGCCCGTCGATCACATAACCCAGTCACTGCTTGCTGATGCGGTGCGTGAGACCGGCGCCAAGCATGCGGATGTTGGCGAGAAGGCGGGCATGTCGCAGAACCGGGTTTCGATCATTCTGCGCCTCGGGACGCCTCCTGCGACGGTTGGTGAGATCTCTGCGATCGCGCGGGCGATCGGCCGGAGCGGGTCGGAGTTCATAGCTGCCGCTGAAGCGGAAGTGGCGTCGGCGGTGGCTCGTTCGAGTCTGGACCGTACCGGTTCGGTTGCACCTTCACTAAGTCTGAGTAACGGTGCGCGTGAAGCTGGGGAGGGGAGCGATGTGGGTGTCTTTGATGGCGCGCAGGTGCCGTCGCTTCAACCCGACGTGCCGCCGCCCCCGCCGATCGCTGTGGCCGCGGCCCGCACCGTGGGCCATCGCCCTGAGTGGGAGGCGGAGAAGGCTCGCCGCGAGCGCGAAGTGACCGCGCAGCCCGAAGGTGACTAACTTACGGGTAACAATTTAGATACAACCTCAAATAAGGCGGTCTAATCGGCCCGATTCAGGTGGTGTGGGGGCAAGATAGGCCCACCTATTCACCTGTCCGGTTCCCTCCGGGCCTTCCCCTTCCTTAACTAACATGTCCCAAACAGATTGCGGGGCGCGTACGCAGCACCCCTGGAGCACTCTGCTCCCAGCCCATCCCAACACCGACGTCTGGCCCACCAACTCTCTCCCGCCCACCGTCCTAGGCTGCACCGACGGAACTTCCATCTGGCTCACCGTCGAGCAGACCGTCGCCGAAGCGCGATGCACCCTCATCCACGAGCTCATCCACCTCGAGCGCGGACATAGCGTCTGTCAGCCACCCGATGTCGAGGCCGACGTTGCACGCGAAGCCGCCCAACGCCTCATCCCCATCGACGAACTCGCTGACGTGCTCACCCAGACGCGCAGCGACCTCGAGGCCGCAGAGCTGCTCTGGGTCGACGTCGACACCCTCAGAACCCGCCTCGCCTTCCTCGACGACGTCGAGCGCTCCCGCCTCGGCCTGACGCACGACCTCGCTTGCTAAGCCCCAGGAGTATCAAAGNCGAAACGGGTGGCGGGGCTCCCTACTGCTTGCACGTCTATGCGCGGCGTCGACCTTCGAGGCGAACCACGTCTCCAGAGGCCTCCGCCTGTTCCGCCCAAGTCGCCTCGCCGGCGCGCGCCGCCATCTGGTCCAGGATCATTCGCTCGTAATCGGCATCTGCCCGCTGGTAGTGCATCGCCTGCTCGGGCCGGGTCCAACCGAAACGGATCATGATGGCCGAAGTCGAGGCGCCGGCCTGCCCGTACCGCGTCGCGGCATAGTGCCGGAAGGCATGCCACCCGCCATACCTGCCCGGAGGAATCACTACGCCAGCTGCCGACAACGCCGACCTCAGAGCCTTCGACGCCGTCGAATCCCGCATGTAGCCACCCCGCGGCGCCGGGAACACGATCCTGGCCTCCGCAAACCGACCCAGATGTCCCGCGAGCGCGGCGGCGGTAGATGGTGTGACCTGGACTCGGCGCGGCCGCTTTGTCTTGGTGGGACCTCGAGTCAGGTCCGTGCCGGTACGCACGAGGGAGTGGGCGACGTCGATGGCGGCGGCAGTGGTCCCCAGGTGGAGGTCGTCGCGGTGGAGCGCCAGGGCCTCGTTGATCCGTAGGCCAGCGTCGGCGAGGAGGGTCACCAGGGCCGAGAGGTCAGGGCGGATCGCCTCGGAGATGGCGGCAACCTCGGTGGGGGAGAGGAGGTAACGCTCTCCCATGGTATGGCGTGCGGTCGAGGCGCCGCGGATACGGCAGGGGTTCTCGGTCAGGGATGTCTCCTCGGAGTCGACGGCGGCGGTGAGCATGGCCCGCAGTGTCTGGTAGGAGGCGGTCCTGATCCCGTCGGAAGGCAGCGCCGAGTGCCACGCGGCGACCTTGCGGGGAGTGAGGTCAACGAGCCTGAGGGTGCCGAGCTCGGGGAGGATGTGGACACGGAGGTCGGAGCGACGCTTGCGCAGGGTCCCGGCTGACCGGGTTCTCTCCAGCATGGTGAGCCACTGGGTGGCCCACTGCTCGACGGTGAGAGCGTCCGTTTGCGCCTGCTTGGCCTCCGTCCGGCGGCGAGCCTCGAGCTCGTCAGGGTGCGTCCAGGTGCCCGCCGCGACCTGCGCCCACACCCCGGCCAGCCAAGCCTCGGCCGCCGCCTTCGTTGGGAACGTCTCTGGGGCAGTGATCCTTGGAGGGCGACCATCGCCCGTCCACGTCGGGTCGTCGTAGCGAGCCCGCCAACGCTTAGGGCGCCCCTTCGGAGCCCGCTGATCTACCGTGCCGAACCTCAGCCGCCCAGCCATGCCGGTTCCTCCCGCGTGGGTACAGAATGGGTACACGCATACGCTACTAGACGCATCTCCACACGTCTCAACGACACTGAGGTGAGTTCGACAATAGCCTGTCATTCCAGGGATAAAGTCGCGGTTTTGGTATCAGACGGAGTGAAACGTTGAATGGCGGGATCTGGCGGGNCTGCTGAGAGCCCGTGTCGGTAGGGTTCTCGGGACTTCTCATCGACTGAGCCCGTCGGCGTCCTTGCTCGCGTGAGATGCCGGGGCCGAGAAAATCGCTAGCGAGCTGCACCCGGAGAAGTCCTGTTGTGCGTCCGTCGGACGGGGGTTCGATTCCCCCCATCTCCACGACTCCACGAAAGGGGCTCGCTGAACCGTCAGGCTCAGCGAGCCCCTTTGTCGTGCACTCCTGCAACAGCGTCCAGACGCCGGAACCTGGGGGACTCCTGGGTGGTTCCGCCACCGGGTTGCTTCAAGCCTCTTTGCTGCGTCTTGAGAGCGCTGCGGGCCTTGAGCGAGAGATGCCGGTCGGTTCAGGTGAGGGCCGTCAGGAGCGGGGCGTAGTGCTGAGTGACGGCCTGGCGGTAGGCCTGGGCGTCCCCGGCGCGGGCGGCCCGGAACATGTCCCGATGTGCTCGGGCGGTTGCCACCATGTCCTCAGGCCTGGGAGCCCCCAGGAGANTTCCCCCCATCTCCACGAACAACTGATTTTCCAACGAAAAGTGCCTGCGACTGCCTGGCGAGGGTACAGGATGGGTACAGTGCTTGGGGACGCAGAACGGCGCCCCACCACCCTCAATGGGTGGTGGGGCGCCGTTGTGTTGCTGCGTCAGTCGCCCGTCAAGGCCGGTTGGCTGAGGCTGACGATGGCTTCGGCGATAAGCTTCTGGGCCTGCTCGAGGTCCTGGCGCATCGTCTCGGCCCACGCGGGGTCACAGGAGGCTGGGTCTTCTGGCGTCCACTGGGTGAGTGCGCGGGCGATGGCGTCGGCGATCATCTGGCTGTCTCCAACGCTGTGACCCGCTCGTCGAGGCGGGCGTGGGCGCGCTCGGCCGAGGCGGTCAGGCTGCGGATGTCGTCGCGCATCCCGTCGATCTGGTCCTCGGCGCGGCGGTCCCGTCTTTCGCGAGTGTCGCGCTCCTCGATCCGGGCGAGCTCGGCTGCGTCCATTCGTTTGAGGATCGTGTCCACGGCGTCTCGTACTTCATCGAGGTCGTCACGGATGTGGGTGCCGTGACTGTTGGTGGTGGCATCCACTGCCTGCTCTGCCGCCTCTCTGGCTCCCTTGGCTCGGTCCCCGACCTCGGCGACCTGCGAGTGCAGGGCTCCGATCTGGGTCTCGACCCAGGCACGTGCCCAGCGGACGCCCATCGTGGCCAGGCCGATGACGGCCAGGAGGAAGACGCCCGTTGCCGCCGCGACCTCTTGCGAGGAGAAGACATCCACGAAAGGGTGCGACGGCATGACGGTGTTCATCAGAGCTCCGTCCCCCCCGGGGCGCCGGTTGCGTGGCGTGGGGTGTAGTCGGTGCGGGTCTCGCCGCCGGGGGTAAGGATTCCGGCCCACTCGATCACGGTGATGCCGTGGATCTTGATGTGGGACAGGGCCTGGAAGGCGAGCCAGGCGAAGCCGAGGAAGCGGCCGGTCTGGGCGGCCAGGGTCTCGACGGCCAGGGGGTAGGCGCTGATGGCCCACGCGCCGGTTGTCAGGACGACGGCGGCCACGATGACGAGGGTGACGCGGCGGCCCCGGGTCCACCAGGGGCGGTCCAGGGCCGCCTGAATGAGGGGCCACAGGATGCCCAGGACGACGGTGGTGATGAATGGGTCTGAAATGAGTGACTTCATGCTTGATCCTTTCTTGGGGTGTCGAATGCGGTGAGTGAGCGGTGTTGTGGGGGTGGCTGCCCCCGGTGCTGTCACATGAGCCTGAATGAGCCCGTCTTGGAGCGGTTGAGGGCCTCCTGGAGGGCGGCCCAGGTCGCGGGGCCCGCCTCGCCGTCGATGAACTCGCCGAAGCTCCAGCCGGGCGCGAAGGTGCTCCAGGAACTGGCCACCGGCCTGACCCAGCACCAGGCCCAGTACTGGAAGACGCGGAGCAGCTGGGCGTCCCAGCCCCGGTCCTCGGGCAGGCGCTCTTTCCCCGTGAGCTGCTTCTGCGAGGCCGCAGGGACGACCTTGTTCAGGTAGCGGCGCAGGTTCGCCACCGCGAACACCTCCGGGTAGCTCGTCGCTCCCATGACCTCCTGGAGACGGCGAATCGTGGCGGGCCCATACTCGCCATCAACGACCAGCGTCGGGTTGGCCGGTGCAGCGGGAGTCGACGGAGACGCGGAGCCCGCCGTCCTCATCCGGTCCCAGACGGACCTGTCACGAAGCCGGTTGAAGTCCAGTGACCCGCCGTAGCCGGCAAGGCGCCCCCGCTGGGAGTACTGGTGAATCAACGGCTTCCCCCAGAACCGGAGCGAGGGGACGGCCGGATCGATGTAGCCGATGTAGGGGGTGTTGTAGTTCGTAGGGTCGGCGTACCACAGCGGGTACCTCGCGGCTACGGTCGCCCAGTCGTAGCCGCTAAGGACCGAGTCGTTCATGTAGATGCCCGGCGTCGTGCCGGTAGCAGCTGCCACGGCGTCGAGCCAAGCCAGAGCCCACCCCGGTCCCTGGGCCGGGGCGTCGTCCTCCCAGTCCAGCCACAAGGTCGCCCGCCCGAGATAGGGCTTGGCGGCGGCCAGGAAGTACCGCACCTGGTCGGAGACGTCGCCGGGACGCGCGAAGTGATAGAGCCCCAACCTCTTGCCGCTGCTCAAGGTCGCCTGGGCCTGCGCGCCCAGGAACGGGTTGGTGTACCCATCGCCCTCAGTGCTCTTGACGATCACGAAGTCCGCCCACAGGCCCGCGATGTTGATCCCCTCCTGGTGGGAGGAGACGTCAATGCCGTGAGCATGAGCCGGTGTAGACGGCGTCGCCGGCGTGGGGGTCGGCGTGGGCTTGGGCGTCGAGGTCTTCTTGGCGAACTCCGGCCACTGGGCCAGGAACCGGTCGCTGTCGAAACGGTGGCAGCTCGTCCAGGCCCCCGAGCTGGTGTACGGGTGCGAGGAGTAGGGGACGGTTCTGGTCTCACCCCCGGTCTGATCACCCAGGTAGCCGTCAATGCTGCCGTCCTCGGCGATCCAGGCCTCACTGAGCAGATCGTTGGCGGCGTCGGTGATGATGACGACGTGCCCCTTGCCTCCCTCACTGGCCACCGAGAGGACAACATCACCGGTCTGGAAACCACCATCCGGGTAAAGACTGGCATCCTCCCAGGGCACCTCCTGGAAGCCTCTGGCCTCCAGGCCGCCCCTCATATTGCCCGTCCAGAAATCATCAATCTCGAGCAGAGCCTTGTGCCCCCAAGGGACACCAAGAGCATCATGCAAACCATAATTGACGGCCCCGCACACCAAGCTGGAGCAGTCAGCATTCTGCGGGCTCTTGACGTGACCCTCCCAGTCCGCCACCGAATACCACGTCCTACGATCCGGCTGCGAATAACCAACATCCTCCACATCACAGATACGACGTGCAATGCGAGCTGCGACTGACGCGACAGACATACGAATCCTTCCTGGTTCTGGGTACAGAAAACCCCGTCGCCAGGTTGGCGCCGGGGGGGGGAATGGGCAGAGCGATTGTCAGTAGCCGATGGCCTGCCACATGAGTGAATGTGCGGCGGGTTGTTTCTCGCCGGGAAACAGCACTCGAAACCCGGTTCTGTCCAGCCTGTCCACCATGGGTACGGCATTGGAGATAAATACGGATTTTCCGCTATTGTTGTACAACTTGGTGACGGTGATTGTAAGACAGGCTTTTGGGAATGGCTGCGGGAAAGTCTGGAACGAGAAAAATCCTGCTCCGTTCACGTGTCCGTACGTACCATTGGTAAGTCGCCCTGTCTGGAGGATCATGATCTCGTTCGGACCGGGCTGACTGTAAGCGATTCCGTTGTCTCCTGACTGCTGGGCCTCGATGCGGAACCGGCTGGTTCCGGCCCAGCGGAGGCCATCCCACACCAGAAGCGCCTTAATGTCCGTCCGCCATACAAATACAGGGCTGTCCTCGGTGATCTTAACTCCAGCAGTCTTGAGGGCATTGACGTGTTGGATGGCGGCCGCCTCCGAGGCGCACGCCTTGACTGAGGGGACTGAGCGAGAGAGCTCTAGAAGTGACTGGCGGGATGCTGGTTCGCTCCCATTTGGCACCAGGTGGCCTCTAACGTCGATTGATGGCATATGCGGCTACTCCTGTCCTTCTGCGGATGAGGTTGCGGGTTCTGTTGACTCTGGCTCGTCTGCACGAGTGTTCTCGCCCGTGTCGGATTTTGGTGTTCGTTGGAGCTCCTCGACGATCTCGGTAATGAGCTCGAGTGCGCCGGTCTCGTGCCAGTAGACATGGCCAGGAATGTCGGCGATGACGGCGCCACACAGGCCACACACCGACCAGCCGCTGCTCATGACTCAACCTCGCACTCCAGGGACAGGACCATCGAGTCTCCCTGTCCGCGGAGACCGCCGTAGACGGCGCCCACCAGAGCGATTCCCTGACCAGCAAGTAGGCCGGCCGCGAGCGCGGTGACGTCGATGGTGCTGGTTTGGTTGCTGGTGATGGTTCCGGTGACTTGGGGGCCTGTGGGTTGGGGGCCGGCGTCGGTGTAGGTGGCGCACTGGAATACTGCGTTCCAGGTGCTGGGGTTGGCGCCGTTGCCGGTTGCGGTGAGGGTGGCCTGGGTGATGTTGGTGGTGCCGATGGCTGGGATTTGTTGGCCGTAGGTGGCTAGGCCTGTCAGGGTGCCGGTGCCGGCGTCTCCTTGGCTGAGGTCGCGGGGGTGGCCGACGGCGGCGGCACTGAAGCGGTTCCAGCCGGCGGGGGCGTGGGTGCCGGTCCAGGTGGGGTGGGCGGTGCAGGTGATGGTTTGCGTGGTGGCCTCGGGTGGGCTGAAGGACATCGGGCCGGTCTTGGGGGCTGGGGCTGGGCCGAGGACGTGGATCGGGCGTCCGGTGTCGGGGTCGAGGAGGACGTGGGCGGTTTCGACACCTGTCCAGGTGGAGGCGGTGGCCGGCAGGGTGATGCCAGCGGAGCCAAGGAGAGAGATGGTGACTGTGGTGCCGCCGTTGGCGACGTCGAGTACGCGGGCGACGGCGATCATGGCGCGGTCGGAGCCGGGGCGGGCGCCGTCGTCGGCCGGGGCGGAGCTGAGGAGGTCGAGGATGGGCAGGCTCACGCTGTGGTCACCACCTCGACGTCGGAGCGTGACGTCCCGCTGTAGACGAGGGGGGTCTCGGTGGAGGTGACGATTCCCCACTGGTTGATCGTTGCCGCGCCGTCGATGTTGGCGGTGATGAGCTCGACCGGGGTGTCCAGCGCGAGGGTCGGGTTCGGTGCATGGGTGACGGGGACCGTGGTCTTCTGCCTGACTGAGGTGGCGAGCATCGTGGTGGCGGAGTTGAGCGCTGCCTGCTTGGAGGTGATGAGGGGCGAGCTGAAGAACTTGGTGACGATGCCGTAGGGGCCGGAGGTGCGCAGAGGGCCGGTGGTCTGGTCGATGATGGCCTGGAAACGCGGCTGCCCAGCATCGTCCTGCTCCTGTCCCCGGGCGACGATGCGGTTGAATATCCCGGCTCGAGATCCCTGGCGGGTGACGCCGATGACGGTGCCGGCCTCGCCGTCGGTCAGGGTTGTCTCCGGGCGCTCGGTGATAGCCGGAACGGGCGGGAGGACGTAGAGGACCCCATCGGGGCCCTCGCGCAGGCGGGCCGGCCAGGCGTCGGCGATCTCGTAGATCGCGTCGATGCGGGACTCTCCCCAGGACATAGAAGGGCAGGACCGGTTGGTGAGAGCGTCACTGACGATGACGCCCATGTGACCTCCGACCAGGCGGCGCAGCTCGGAGGCGAGTGTGCCGCCCGAGTAGGGGACGGTCGGTGAGGTGAGGCGGTCGTCCTCAAGGCGCTGGAGCGGTGACTTGCCCGTGACGCGGATGTCGGTTGCCCCGACCTCCCACTGGGTGATGAGGAAACGGCCGAGGGGGATGTCCCACCGGTCGGTGGAGACGAGCGAGGCGACGGTCACCTGCACGTGGAGGACCTGTCCCATAGTCGCGAGCGGGGAGTCCGGCGCGAGCGGGGTCCAGTCGCGAGCTCCTTCATCCTGGCCGACGGCGCCGATCCTGGGCACTGTCAGGCTCAGGGTGCCCTGGACCTGCTGGCTGGTCGTCCAAGTGACGGATCCGGCCTTGACGGGCACCCGGCCCAGCCAGGTCCCGCCGAGCCACGAGTCCACGCGAGCCTCCCAGGAGAACGCGCTACTCAGGGCGTCGGCGGGAATCTTGGGGCGCTGGAGCATCGGTTACCGGACCTCCTGCCAGATCGTGGCGTCGAAGTCGTCCCAGGACAGGCCCATGGCGTCGAGGCGCGCCCAAGTCAGAGCCGCCGCGTCGAAGTCATCCCAGACGGACAGGCCGACGATGCGCTGCGGCTCCGGGACCGAGCAAATAGTTCCTTTGATGGTCCACGCCCGCTCCGCCTGGTCCTGACGGAGCGTGCGTGCCTGCGTCACCGAAGTCAGGGCCATGACCGTCGTCAGCGGTACGTCGCAGACTCCGCGACGGCACTGGAAGCACCTGGCAGGATTGTGGAACAGGACTGCGATAGTCGGGCGGGCGGCCAGAGCTGTCATCGTCTGCGTGTGAGCCCCGCTCGTGCGGGCCGTCAGCGAGACCGTGCCAGCCCCCATGACTGGGGCGAAGACCATCACCGGAGTTGGGCGCCCAGGGATCTCGTGAGCAGTGATCCGCTGGTCCGGCGCACGAGAGTCGTCTCCTTGCCAGATCAGGTCCAGACGGCCGCCCCCGATGACGTCGGTCATCAGCGACCGCCCCGACCACGGGCGTGTCACCGGCGTCGACTCGACCGTCTGCCCGTCCCAAGGCTGCACGATGCGGTACGTCAAAGGCGTGTTGACAGGCGCGAGCGCGTCACCGAGCACCAGCTGGGAACCGTTGCCCATGCTGCCGCTGCCACGCACTACCCACGAGAAGCCGTCCGGCGTGTGGCCGGTGACCCTCACCCGGGTCCCCGATCGTGCGTAGAGGCCAGGCACGATCACCTGCACGACCGGGGCGTCACCGTCGGGGATGATCGCGGTCAGGGTGAAGATCGGCCACCGGCCGACCTCCTCACGGGACGGAGAGCCTCCCGGAACTCCGGTCCAGGAGTAGACCAGGGCCTTCCCGGTGCTGCCGATCCTGACCGGACGGGTGTCGCCGTCGAAGAAGGACGTGTCCGACACGTCCCCCTGCGCGTCCCCGACCTGAAGGATCGCGTTATCGGTCCAGAGGGTCTGGGTGGTCTCGTCCACCACCTCGACGCGCGTGAACGTCACCCCTGCGGCGAGGAAGACAACCGGGTAGACGACCTCGACGCCGTCTTCAGCCAGAGCCTCGCCTGAAGGGATGGTGACAGAATCCTTGTAGGCAGTCTCCGTGTCCGTCAGCCCCTGAAAGCCCCTGGCGAGGTAGGACTTCTTCAGGACGCCGTCGGCAGTGACGCCATGGAAACCGCCCCGTTGGACGAGGGTGCCGGCCACAGTCGTTGAGGCGCTCCACGACAGGGCCAGGGTGTGGCCGGCGACGGCCGCCGCTGGGATGCCCATGCTGAGAGTGCCGGTGACCGTCGCCTTCCCCTCGGACACGTCGGCCCCTGCCGGCACGACCCAGGCCCCAGTAGCGGCCCCGTCAGCGGCCTGGACCGCTGCTCCCAACTCCCACGCGTCCCGAGACGAGAGCGGAGGATAGGCGGCCACCCCACCGGTTGAAGCAGCCAGGACAGCCTGCACCGTGGTGGCCCCATCTGGTGCCTGCGCGGTCACGACGACGCGGCCCGTGCTCTCTGCTGGGGTGGATAGCCTTGGTACCGGACCGTCTGTGCCGGCAAACCGTAGGCACAGGTCCACCGGGGAGTCGCTGGCGGTGATGTCCGCAGCCAGGGACACCCACTGGCCCGGGGTCACCGGCGTCGAGTCCGAGGACACCGCCCACGAGCTCGACGACGGGATCACCCGCATCCGCCCGGAGTCTGCGGAGATCGTCGCCTGCTCGGCAGTCCAGCCGGTCACTCCGCTTCCGAATGCCCCGTTGAGCAGGAGGTTCGTCCGGGTCATCAGCGTCGTCCCCTTCCCAGAGTCCGTGCGCGGCGATCCAGGACCCCGGCGGCGATAACCTCAACATGGGCGTCCAGCGCTGTGGAGTCATCGACGACGAGGCGGACCTCAGTTCCGTCCAGACCTGCCAGCAGAGCCTCATTCGAGGCCCCCTGGGCGGCGAGCCTGGAGACATCCGACCACTGCCGTGCGGTCAGGACCGCCTCCCGGCTGCGGGTCTGGTTGACCGCGGTGTGCGCACCCGGGGGCAGCCAGCCGCCGGCATCGTACTTCCGGGCGCCGCCGTAGCGGCCGACCGTGGGGGAGCCCCAGATGGAGATCTCACGGCCGGACAGCCCCTCCCGAGGCTCCTCAACCATCTTGCCGCCGCCGGCGAAGATGGCGACGTGGTGCGCCGGTGAACCCCAGAACAGGAGATCGCCGGGCACGGCCGCGTTCCATGAGATCGGCGTCGACCCGGACTGGTATCCGGCCGCCGTCAGCCTCGGCCAGCCCAGGCCGAGCTGCTTCGCAGCCCAGTAGACCAGGCCGCTGCAATCCAGACCCGGTGGGATCGAGCTGCCACCCCAGACGTAGGGCACACCTATTGCCTTGCGTGCGGCCCCGACCAAGCCGGAGCCGCCGGACAGGCCTGCCTCCTCGGTCTTGGACTTGAAGAGGTTCTTCAGCGACTCGAACCACAAGGGCGGCATCGCGCCCACCGTCTGCGCCCAGAAGCTCGAGCCGACAGACTTGAGGAGCTCCTTCGCTGGGGAGATCACCAGGTTAGTGACCGCACCGATCGGGTCGGAGACTATGTCCGCGACCGCCGAGGCCGTGTTCTTCACCCAGCTGATCGACGAGGACACCGATCCCTTGAAGCGGTCCCAGATGCCTCCCTTGGCGAAGGCGACCTGGCCGCGTCTTGTGCCGGTGTCACCGACATTGGCCAGGCCCTTGCCCCGGGAGGCGTTGACCCGATCCAGCCAAGGCTTGCCGCCCAGGGCCCGCAGCGAGTCCGGCCGGATGATCCCCTCTCCGCCCGACAGGCGCAGGGAACCTCCACCGTCAGGCGAAAAAAAGTGGAACACATCCCTGCCCGGGGTATATCCGGGCGTCATGGTCCGCCACTGGCCACCCGAGGCGTACCCCGGGATCGTGCTCACGCTCGGCAGGCGCAAGGACAGGCCGACCTTCTCAGCGATCGTGTCGAAAGCCTTCTTGATGCCGTCGCGATAAACCGTGCCGATCACGAAGTTGATCGGTGTCGCTGCGGCTCCCTTGATGGCGTTCATCGCCGTCTGTACGCCCGACTTGAAGGTATCGAAACCGTGCTTGGCGCTGTCGATCGCGGTCTTAATCTTCGGGAAGACGGTATTAGACAGGAAGTTCACTACCGTGGAGATAGTAGTGGAAATACCATGCCAGACCGGCTTGACAACGTTATTCCAGAGGAAGGTGAAGATCGGTGCCAGGACGTTCGAAATGAACGCCCACAGTCCCATGAGCGCAGGCTTTATGACCCACTCCCAGGCGGTCTGGATCGCCGCGCCGATGAGCCGGAAGACCGGCTGCACCACGTTGGCCCACAGGAACTGGATGATCGGTACGAGCACCCCGGTGATGAACGACCACATCGCCGACAGAGCTGGGGAGATGATATTGGCCCAGGCAGAGGCGATGAAGTTGGAGACAGCCGACCACACCGGCTGAACCACGCTGGTCCAGAACTCCTGGAGCGCGGGCGCCAGCGTGTTCTTGACCCACCCCCAGAACGCCGACAGGGCCGGATAGATCACCGAGTTCCAGGCGTCTGAGATCACCGAGGAGATCGACTGCCACACGGGCTGGACCGTCGTCCACAGCCCCTGCAGCGCCGGCACCAGGGAAGTCGTCAGCCAACCCCACAGGGCAGACAGTGCCGGGTAGATCACCGAGTTCCAGGCTGTGGAGACCACCGTGGCGAACCCGTTCCAGAGAGGCTGGACCACGTTCGTCCAGAGGAACTGGAGTACCGGGATCAGCACGTTCGAGATGAACGACCACAGACCGCTCAGCACCGGCGAGATGACGCTCGTCCAGGCCGTAGAGACAACAGTGGCGAACCCGTTCCAGAGAGGCTGGACCACACCGGTCCAGAAGTCCGCTAGCGCCGGCGCCAGGGTCCCCGTGACCCATGACCAGAGGTCAGACAGGGCCGGCTGGATGACGTTGGTCCAGGCGTTCGAGATCGCCTCCCCGGTCGCGATCGCCCCCTCACGCAGGGTCAGGAGGAAGTCGACGAATGCGGAGTCCTCCTCCAAGCCGAACAGGT